TCAGGCCAGGGGGGCGAGCGAAAGGGGAAGCGAGAGCGCATGCGTACCCTGTTGACGAACTTGGAACATCGCGCCGGCTTTGGAGGAATAACGGGCGAGGACTGCCGCCTCGATGCGGATTTCCGGTGTTTCGGTCGTCCAAAAAGCTATGGGAGCATCGAGCGGCCCGAGGGTCACGAGGTAGCGTTCGGCCTCTTCGACGAGTGGCACGTCCACGCCATCCCGCCATGACCAGCCGCCGCGTGCCCGGCGCGCCCACGTGAACGTCCATGAACCGTCGGTCGAGATGATACGCCGGCCATGGGCGGGTGAAAGCGGGCGCAGGGTGATGCCTGCGAGATGGACTGGGGAAGCCACCGGTTCGGCATCCTCGCGCCCGAGGGCAAGGACCTGCCGGTTTGGAGAGGAGCCGAGCATTCCTGTATCGACAGCAGCCAGTCCGGAAACCATCATTACGAATGCCTCTCCTTCAGCATGGGACGCGATGGCGTGTTCGGTGCCGCCACGGCCGCGCAGCAGGCCTTCGAGCCGCCAGCGCCCTTGGCCGAGCGGCGTCGCGAACAGGAACTGGACGATTTCCTCGCCGACGAGCGCCAGGTTCGCACCCTCGCCGAGAAGGGACGTATCGATGCTCGCCAGTTGCATAGCTGGATCGATGAGCTGGACTTCAAGCTGGCTGCCGCGATCGAGGAGCAGTGGATCGCAGGGGGGCAGGGTCGACAATGCCGCGCCCATGACTGCTCGCGTTCGGCCACTGGCGCCGAGTGGCAGCAGAGCGCCGTTGCCCCGGTCGGCATAAAGTGCGGCACCGTTCCATCCTGCGGCCGGCGAGGAGACGGCGGCGAGCGTGCGAACCGTGTCGGGCGAGCCCGCGGTCGGATCGAATGGCAGTTCGAATGCGGTGATGCGGGTTTCGCCGGAAGGGAAATCGGGCGCGGGATTGCCGCGTCCGGGGTCGGAAGCGAGCGCCGGAGGCGTCGCGGCTCCTGCCGGCAGGGCGCGTTCCAATGACAGTTCGACTCCGCAGTCGCGCCATTCCCATTCGCGGATGCGCCACTGTCCGGCGATGCCCGGCAGCATGACGAGCGCGCCGGGGGCCATTTGCGCGTCGAGTTCGCAGGTGCGCCACGATATACGGTCGCGGGTCCAGTCGATGCGGCGCGCGGTCCGCTCGATCAGGGCGCGGGCGGTGGCCGCGTCGAGGGCGGCGGGGAGATCGATGGCGCCGGGTTCGCCGGCAACGGGCCGTCCGGTGGAACGCTGGAGGCTGGCCTGGTAGTCGCGCTCCACATCGTAGTAGCGCAGGATCGAGGGCGGGTTCACGCCCGGCGCCGCGCGGTGGCGGGTGAAGCCGGTCCGGGCGCCGAAATCGTCGTCTCCGGTCGTTACGGCGGCCTCCGGCAGTGTGATGGCGGCGGACTGTCGCCGGTCGCGGGCGATAACGAGATCCTCGCCGGAAGCGTCCAGTTCGAGGGGCATGATCTGGGCAAAAGTCTGCAAGTCGGCGGCGGGGGTGCTTTCGCTGGTGTAACCGACGACGCCGGTGAGCGGGATGGTGCCGTCGACCTCGTCGATAACCTCTCCGACGATGTCCTGCAGTGAGAAGTCGTCGTCGGCGATGATCTCGAAGGTCAGCGAGGGGATGCGGTTGTAGAAGCCCGACAGATCCAGGTCTTCGAATACCACGTAGGCAACGCCCCGATAGGCAGGACAGCGATCCGCACCTTCGGCCGAGGCGATCAGCGGGTCCGGCGACTGGTCACCGGACCCGGTGTGGATGCGCAAGATCCCGGTGGCCTTCAGCTCTCCGTCGATGCCGCGCAGCAGCTGCCCGTCCGCCCATATCCGGCCGAGCCCGCGGATAGGTCGACTGGCGAGGGCGACGGCGAAATTGGCGGAGTAGCTATAGGTCGTCACCGAGGGGCTGGCCTTGCCGGTGCCCTGAACTTCACTGCGCTCGACGAGATCGGTCGCCCAGATGACCGAGCCCGCCGTGCGCATGCGCCCGAAGTGGCGGGGAATGACTTGCCCATAGGTCGAGGTGGTCACCACGAGGTCCTTGAGGCGCGGTCCTTCGCGGCCGGTCGCGCCGAACAGGGCAGTGTCGAACTGGCGACCCACCAGCGAGCCGACGGCTCCGCCGAGGGGGCCGCCCAGCATGGTGCCGAGACTTCCGAAAACGAGCGTGGCCATGTCAGTTTCCCGGATTTGAGGTGAGGCGCCAGTGGTGCAGGCGCGGCCATTCGGAAGGCAGACCGCCGTGAACCACCCGTCGCAGCCCCGCATGAGCATGGACCACGCGCGCGGCGCAGGTCGCGATGGCGAGGTGTAGCTGGCAGGCGGAAGGGCGGATCATCAGCACGTCGCCGGGGACAAGTGCCCCGTCGACCGGCTCCAGCCCAAGGCTCGCGAGAGCCGTCCAGGCAGAAGGAGCCGTACGATTGCGCAGCGGATAGCCGTTGGCGAGGCGGACCCTACGACCGGCCCGTGCGAACGCGGCCTCGATGACGCCGACGCAATCGAGGCCGACGCCTGCCTCGCGCCCGTGCAGGCGAAAGGGCGTCCCGACTAGCGCCAGGGCGGCCGATGCGAGTTGCGCCCCCGTCATTGAACCGGTCCGGGATAGCGGGTGAGCATGTCGTTTCCGGGCAGGAACGGTTCGCCTCGAAAGTTCACGGCGTTGCCGAAGCGCTGGGAGCAGGTGTCGAGCGTGTGGTCGCAGCCTTCGCGCAGCACGGCGCGGGTGCCGGGCTCAAGCGTCTCGGCGAGGGGGACGTCCAGGATCAGGCCGCTCGCATCTCCTCCCATAACGTCCATCGCGATGCCCGCCTGGGGGCCGTCGAGCCAGCGCAGGCTTCCGCCTGCGTGATTGGCGGCTTCGGGCGTACCTTCGAACAGCGCGGCATTGGCGGCGGTATATATGCTGACGAGGCGTACTTCGCGTGTGAACTTCTGTGGGTTGAGGTTGCAGCCGGGGGCGCAGAAACCGGCGCGGCAGGCCGGGCTGGTGCGCGGTGTGGGATCGCGCCACAGTTCGGCCTTGCGCGAGACGAGTTCGGCGGAAAAGGCGCCGTCGTCCTCGCTGACCGTGCCGATGGTTCCGGCGTAGAGTACCTCGTGCTCCAGCGTCTCCCAGTCGATGAGGCCGATGCGCACTTGCGCGCCGTCGAAGCGTCCGGCGGCGAGGTCGGCGCTGTCGATCGCTTCATGGGTGAGCGAGCCGCGCACTTCGGCGCTGTCGGGCTCGAACTCGGCACTCTTGCGGATGGCGCTGGGCACCATGCCGGGCGAGGCGCGGTGGAGCACGCCGTCGAACCACAAGTCGCGGTCATGCGAAGTGAACCCCAGCGCCACCCCGTCGCCGCGCAGGATGCGCCAGAAGGTGGCGACGGTTTCGAGGTCGTCGGCGAACCAGCGGCGGGTCATGACGCCTCCCGGATTTCGACGACGGGCACGCTGGGCGCCTCGCCTGCGGCGAAGGCGGCGCCGGAGACTTCGAGGCTGTCTTCGGCGAAGCGGACGGGGACGTCGAACAGGAAGCCCGCGCGGATGTCCGCGCCGATGGATGGGGCGTCGTCGAAGGTGACGACGCCATGTTCGGCCAGAGTCCAGTTGCCGACCTGCAGCGCCCCGTCGATGGAGACGAGAACCGTTGCGAAATCGGGCCGGGTGATGCGGCGGACTTGCGCGTCCTCGCCCTCGCCGTAGCGCTTGATGAGCGGGAACCCGGCCTTGATGCCGTCGCCGGTGCCGAGCGGCTGGTCGAGCGGGCCGGGCGCGGCGACCATGCCGCTCGAACTGAAGTCGCTGGGATCGCGCAGCCGGAACCCGCGAGCGGGACCTCGGCGGGCGCGGAAGAAGGCGATGAGTGCGCCCAGTTCCGCCTCGGAGCGCACGCCCGGGCCGACGTCGAAGCGCAGCCGGGCGTTGGACCACAGCGAATTGCGCCGCTCGAAGCCGGAGGCGGTCACCGAGACGCTGGTGGAGAATTCGGGCACCACCGTCGCGTCGCGGCCGAGTGCGAGCGGGTAGAGCACGTCGTCGAAGGCCTGCATGGGGTCGGCTCCTGAGGTTGGCGGCGGGGGGAGGCGCACGTATCCGTCGCGCGCGACCTGGGGCAGCGCCCAGACTACGACTTCGTGGGGGGCGCGGGTCAGGGCTTCGTCGATCCCGGCGTCGATGCGGAGCCACTGGTCGCGCTGGTTTGGCCTGAGGACGAAACCGGCGAGGTAGTCCTGTTCCTGCGCCGGATAGCCGAGGCGGGCATCGACTTCGGCATGGGCTTTGCGGCGGTGGGCGTCGGCACCGGCGGTGAGCCAGTCGTAGTCTTCCACCTGCAGCCGGTCGAACGCGGGCGCGGCCCAGCCGGTCGGCAGGTTGGCGCGCTTCAGTTCGGGCATGTCGGGCGCGAGCAGGGTGGGGGTGAAGACCAGCGCCAGCGCCTCTACCGGCGAGGGCGCGATCGCCGTGCGTACCGCCGCGACGAGGTCGGCGGTCGATTGCGCCAGCAGCGCGCCTGCTTGATCGAGCATCGCCGTCTGCGCTGGGGAGAGCGGTGCGCGCATGTCGGGAATGGCGGCGGGCGACCCGCCGAATGCGGCCCTGGCTGCATCATCGTAGAGGCAGATGCGCCCGTCGCCGAAGGTCCACCACCATGGCTCACCGATCTGAAAGCGGACGGGTGCGCCCACCTCGGCGAGCGATCCGGCGAACGCCGCGCTGACCGTCTGCAGCCAGGCCATCGCCTGCGAATTCGCGGGCGAGAGCAGGGTGGAGGGCGGATCCCAGCCGGTCAGCGCCGGGTTGCCGCCCAAGTCGCGCTGCTTCCAGTCTTCCGGGCAGTGCTGGTCGAGCAGTTCGTAGGATAGTGAGGCCATCGGGCTGAGGCCCGCCGCGAGGCACTCGGCGAAGAAGGCGCGGTGCCAGCTACGGGTCGGGCCGTTGAGCGGATCGCCGCCCTGCCCGGCGAGGTATCGGCCGCCGTTCGCCGCGAGCCGGAAATAGTGGCTCATGCCGAGGTAATGCACCACCGATCCGCGATAGCCGAGCTGGCGCACGGCGCGGATCAGGCGGGCCGGGGTCTGAATGCCCTGATCGTCATAGCCGGTGGCGATGGCGAGGCCGTTCGCGGGCATGACGACGTCGCCGATCTCCAGCATGGCGCGGGCGCCGTCGGTGGCGATTTCGGTCATCTCGAACCAGCCTTCGGTCTCGGCGGGGAGCGGGTCGGGGCTGGCGTCGTCATAGCCGGGCGGGGCGAAGGAGATGAACATTCGTTCGATCGCGCCGGGCCAGACTCGGTCGGCGTCGGCGGGCAGGGCGTAGCCGCCGTCGAGCGCCGAGAAATCGAGCGTGACGACTGCGTCCTCGCCCGTCCCCTCGGCATAGTTCCAGAGGCGCACGTACCAGGTATGCGACGCGCCCGCTTCGTCGCGGCCCTCGATGGTGAGGGTTGGGCCGTTGATCGCGTCGAGCGGGATCAGCCCGCCCGACCGCCAGCGGAACCGCAGCGAGGTATGCGCATAATCGCGGTCGGTGCGGTAGGCGAGCAGGGGGTGGTCGAGCGCATCGACGCTGTCCCAGATCAGCCCGCCAAGGTCGGTCTTGCGCAGGAACGAGGCTTCCACGCGCAAGCCATCGGGGGCGGTGGACACCACCGTCGCCACCATCGGGCGCGGGAAGTTGAGGGTCCAGAAACGCGGGTCGAAGCGCATGAGCCAGTCGCTCGCCTGCCCCTCGCGCTTGCTGGCGAGCCAGAATGCCATGAGGTCTCTCCTCAGTTCGAGAGGGCGCGGCGCACGGCGCTCGCGACCTGGCGGCTGGAGCGCTGCAGCGACTGCGGCGCGCTGGAACCGCGCGGGGCCGAGAGGTTGATCGCCACGCGCACGTCGCGGCTGGTCGAACCGCCGGTCTCGATGCGGCCTGCGGACGTCGGCACGAACAGCTCCGGCCCGCGCTCGCCCACGACATAGCCGCGTCCGGGCGCGACGTTGCCACCGGTGGCGCGGCCCGGCAGGCCGAGCGCGCCGGTCAGCAGGCCGGAGAGGTCCAGCCCGCCGCCCGCGCCGCTGCCGCCGACCAGCGCCGAGGCCAAGGTCTGCGCGGCCTGTCCAGCGATGGCGTCGAGCGTCGAGGCGGCGGTGCGCTTGAGGTCGTCGAAGCCCAGGCTGCCTTTGCGGATCGCGCCGGACAGGCCCTTTTCCAGCGCGTCGCCTGCGCGGGTGAAGCCGGAGACGAGGTCGCCGTCCACGGCCCCGCGCATTTGCGCGATGTCGCGGGCGAAGCCGTCGGTGCTGGCGCGGACCTCGACGAGGAGGCTGTCGATTTCATCGTCCATGATCGGTTTCCATCAGCTTGACGAGGGTGTCCCGGTCGAAGCCCGCAGGCGCACCGGGGGAGAGCAGGCCGAGCGCGGCGGCCAGTTCGGCCGGGGTGGCCGCCCAGAACTCGGCAGGCCGCCACCCCAGCGTGCGCGCGGACAGGCCGCAAAGGGCCAGCGCGGCGGCCGCGAAAGTCACGCGCTGCCCTTGAGCACTTGCGCGAGCAGCACCCGCAGCGGCGCGGCGCAGGCGGCGAGGCCCTGGGCGACGATCGCCGCGCCCACCGTTTCGCGGCTTGGCCGGTCGGCTTCGGGCAGGCAGTGCCAGAACAGCGTGGCCATCTCGGCGAGGCGAAGTTCGCCCGCGCCCGCCCGCTCGACGAGGGCGAAGAGGGGACCGAGTTCCTCCTCGGCGGCGACGAGCGCGGTGAAGCTGGGGCGCATCACGTAGGCGCCGTGGCCGATGGCGATGGCCGCCTCGCCGCGCAGGGGGTTGGGCGTCATGCCGGGACCACCTCGCCCGAGCTTTCGAGCTGGAGCGTGTAGTTGCGCTCGCCGTTGAAATCGCCCGCGTAGTCGAGGCGCTGGACGAGGAACTTGCCGCGCAGCCGTTCGCCGTCCTCGAAGCTGAGTTCGTAGTCGGCGAGCGTGCCCGCCATGGCGTTGGCGCGCACCTGTGCCTCCGCGGCGCTGCCGAGGAAGATCCCCGCCGCGCTCACCGAGACCGAGCGCACGCCTGCTCCGGACAGCAGTTCGCGCCAGCCGCCGCTGTCCTTGGAAGTGACGACGACGGCGTCGCCGGTGACCGACATCTGCGTGGTGCGCAGCCCGGCGACGGTCTGGTAGGCGGCGGGGACGCTGCCGTTGGAGATCTTGAGGAGGAAGGCGCTGCCTTTCTGGGCGGGCATGGTGAGGCTCCTTTGGTGAAAGAGAGGGGGCACGCAGCGTCGCGTTGGCCCACCCCGTCCGGCTAGGCCCTTCGGGCCAAGCCTCCCGGCCCTCCCGCGAGCGGGAGGGCGTTACCTTGGGTCTCCCCTCCCGCTTGCGGGAGGGGTTGGGGGTGGGGCTGTCGCAACCTGCGCGTGAAATCGGTCGTCACTGCGCCAGCAGGCGAAACCTGTATTCGAGCAGGATCGCGCGGCGGCTTTCGCCGCGCTGTTCGGCGCGGGCGCGCAGGAACTGGATTGTCGCGATCTGGAAGCCCGACTGCAGGCGCGGCAGGCTGTCCACCCGCGCCTCGATCGCCGTGACGAGGTCCGCTGCTGCATCGGGCGCGTCGCCCCGGCAGTGCAGTTCCAGCGCCACGCGGACCTCGCGGCCCGGTGCGGTCTTGCAGCTCCAGTCGGTGCTGGCGCTCGACGCGATGGCGAGCCAGGGCAGGCTGGTGCGCGAGGGGGCTTCCTCGACCACCGCGTTGAGGTTCGTCGCGAGGCTCATGTCGGCGGCCAGCCATGCGATCAGGGCAGAGCGAAGGGCGATTTCCATGGCTTATCCTTTCGCGAACAGCGGCCAGACGAGGCCCGCTCGGCGCCAGCGGCTATCATCCTGACGGGCAGCAAGGCGGCGGCTGGTGGCCCAGGCGACGGCGAGGGTGGCGGCGCTGGCGGTCAGCCGCCGGGCGAGGGCGTCGAAGTCGGTCTCGGCCTTCATGCCCCCGGTCATGACAACCGCATCCGGCGCCATGGCCGCCAAAGCGCGGCGACGGAGGCAGGCGGCAGCGGCGCGGCACCGTTGCCGTCACGCTCGCGGTGCTGGTGCGCGGCGAGGCGGACGACGCCGTGGCGCAGGGCTTCGGGCAGGGCGTCCCATTCGGGCGCGAGACCGGCGCTGAAGCGCACCGCGACGCGGCTCTCCGCGCCGGGCAGGGGAAGCCGCAAGCGGCCGGTGCCGTCGGCGTCGAGGTCCGCCTCCCAGCTGCCCGACGCGAGCGGGGTGCGGGTGCCGTCCGCCGCGATCGTTTCGACCGAGGCGATGGCCTGAACCGGGCGCGTCGCCAGCCTGTGCCAGAGTTGGTGCCTCTCGGCGCGGGTGGAGAGCACTTCCTCGCACTCGGCCTCGATCGGCAGGGAGCCGGTGAAGGCCTCGCAGGTGTCCAGCGCGGCGGCGAGCAGCGCGGCCAACGGGGCGTTGTCGGTGGCGGTGGTGATGCCCAGCCACTGCTTCAGTTCGGCCAGCGCCGGGGGCGGCAGCGTGGGCGGGGTGAGGGTGACCCGCATGGTGGGTGTCTCCGATGAGAGGGAGCGCCGTGTCCTTTTCCCGTCATTCCCGCGAAGGCGGGAACCCATCTCCTGAGGGTGCCTGTCGAACGGGCATCAGATGGGTCCCCGCCTTCGCGGGGATGACGGGGGAAAGGAAAGCGAGAGAGGTCGGGGCGATGGTTGGGCAAATGTCACCCGCGCCGCCGGGAGGGGAGACGGCGGCGCGGGCGCTCTACCTGCGGGGCGTCAGGTAGAGATGCGCAGCAGCTTGATCGCGTCGGAATCCAGCACCTGCCCGCCGACCCGCTTGGTCGCGTAGAAGTGGACGAAGGGCTTGTTGGTGAACGGATCGCGCAGGATCGAGGTCGCGGTGCGCTCGGCGATGAGGTAGCCGGCGCGGAAGTTGCCGAAGGCGATAGGCAGGGCGTTCGCGGCGATGTCGGGCATGTCCTCGGCCTCGACCACCGGGTAGCCGAGCAGGCGGTTGGGCTGGCCTTCCATCAGGCCCGGCTGCCACAGGAACGAGCCGTCCGCCGCCTTCAGCTTGCGCACCTGGGCCAGCGTCTTCGAGTTCATCACCCAGCTGGCGCCCTGGCGATGCCCGGCCTTGAGCGAGTGGACGAGGTCGATCAGCTTCAGTTCGGGCGAGGTGTCGAAGCCCGCCGCATTGCCCGAGACGATGTGCTGCAGCTGGCCGAAGGTGCGGGCGCCGTCGGCCGAGGCGTTGGTGGTGCCGGTCAGGAACCCGCGCGGCTGGTTGGTGCCGGTGCCGCTGACGAAGGCGGCGCCTTCCGCGCGGGCGAATTCCATCGCGATCTCGTCGGCCAGCCACGACTGGATGTCGAAGGCGGCATCGTCGAGCATGGCCTGGCTCGCCGCCGGATTGGCGTAGAGTTCGCCGGAGGGCGGGGCGATCTCGGCGAAGCTGGGCGTCGCGGTTTCGGGGCGCGTCGCGGTCTCGCTCACCCAGCCCGAGGCGGCGGGGCCAGTGGTGATGAGCTTGCGGTAGCCCGCCGTGCTGGTCTGCACGACCTGCGCGATCGCGCGGATCGGGCTGATGTTCTTGAGGCGGGCCGAGATCAGCGCGTCGATCTCACGCGGGACGGCATAGCCGCCGTCGGCCAGGGCCGCGCCGGAGAGCGACTTGAGTTCCGTCTCGCGGCCCGAGCGCAGGTAGCCCTGCACGAAGCTCTTCACTTCCAGCGAGGGCGCGGCGCCCATGCCCTCGATCAGCGGCCGCGAGGCAGCGCGCGAGACGCGGTCGAGGCGAGCCTTCACGTCGTCGACGTCGGTGCGAAGCGCGGTGACGGCGGCGTCGGTGGCATCCTGGCGCGCGACCAGGTCGAACGAGGCGTCGATCGCCTCGACGGGAGCAGTGGATTCCATGGGTAGGCACCTTTCTGTGGTGGGGAAGGGGGAGCCATGACGTCGTCCCGGGCTCGACCCGGGACCGGTGGCTGTCTTTAGGCGGTGGCTGTCACTCCGGGCGCCTTGACGAGGGTTGGGCGCGGCTAGGCCAGCGGTCCCGGATCAGGTCCGGGACGACGGGGAAATCAGATGCACCCGCGCGCCGTGCTGCATCGGGTGGGTGACGAGGCTGACCTCGAACAGCTCAACGTCGAGCAGTTCGCGGCCCGCATCGGAGCGGCGGCTGGCGCGGGCGCGGTAGCCGAAGGACAGGCCGGTCACCGAGCCGCGCTTGAGGGCGAGGCCCGCCGCGCCGTCCGGGTTGTCGATGGCGGCGATCACGCGCAGGCCGCGCGCGTCCTCGGCGGCTGTCTCGACCCAGCCGATGCGGAGGTCCGGGCGGTGCTGCCAGTAGAGCGGGATCGGATCGCGGCGCTCGGCCAACGAGCGGGCGAAGGCCCCGGCGCGGATGGTGTCGCGCCCGGCGTCGGGCTGGCCGAACAGGGCGGCATAGCCGGCGAATTTCAAAGTCCGCTCACCCTGAGCTTGTCGAAGGGTCATCGCAGCAGCTCCGTCGCACCCAGCCGTACGGTCAGGCCGAGCAGCAGCAGGGCGAGGGCGCCGCGCATGACCCAGCTGAGCACCGTGCGCCGCGCGCTCGACTTGGCATCGCGCCAGGCCTGCAGCAGTTCGCGCAGTTCGCTGACGTCCTGCGGGGCGGTGGCGTCGCCCAGGCCTATGCGGGCGAGCATGCGCCGCGCGCCCAGTTCGCTCGCCTCCTCGACCACCGCGCGCAGGGTGACGAGGTCGCTCCCCTCGGATGCCGCCTGGGCCAGAAGGCCCGCGAGCATGTCATTTGAGTTCATGATTTGTTCCCTTCATCAAGGCCCAGAAGGCGGCGCTTTTCGGACGGGTCGAGGAAATCGGCGGCGCTGACCTGCGACCACAGCCGCTCGCGGTCCTCGGCCAGCGCGGGCACGCGGTCGAGGTCGATCGCGAGCGCCGCATCGGGGAACCACGGGGCAAGGCCCTCGCCCAGCGCGGCGAAGATCTTTGACGCCAGCGGCAGCAGGGTGAGCCGCCACAAGGCGCGGTTGGCCTCGCGGTAATTGTTGTAGGTCGCGTCGCCCGGCAGGCCGAGCAGCATCGGCGGCACCCCGAAAGCGAGCGCGATGTCGCGCGCGGCGGCGGCCTTGAGAGTGGCGAAGTCCATGTCGGCGGGGGTCATCGCCATTGCCTGCCAACTGAGGCCGCCCTCCAGCAGCATCGGCCGCCCGACGTTCGCCATGCCCGCATAGGCGGCGGTGAGTTCGGCCTTCAGGCGGTCGAACTGCTCGCTGGTCAGCGCGGCGCCGTCCGGGCCTTCGTAGACCAGAGCCCCGGAAGGCCGCGCTGCGTTCTCCAGCAACTGCCGGTTCCACGCCGAGGCCGCGTTGTGCGTGGCCACCGCCTCGTCCGCCGCGCACAGGCACCCGGCGCCGTAGTGGTCGTCGCCCGGATGGAAATGGCGGATGTGGATCACGTTCGGCGAGGCATCCTCGTCCAGCAGCGGGATCGACAGGCGGCGACCGGCGACTTCATAGGCATAGGCGGCAGGCCAGCCGTCCTCGCCCGCGACCACGCTGACCCGCTCGGGCCGCAGCGCGAACAGTTCGACCGGACGGCCGCGCGCGTCCTTCATGACCTGCACATAGGCATTGCCATGAAGCAGCAGGTGCGAGGCGAGCGTCTCCAGCAGCGACTGCCCGGCGCTGGTGTCGGTGACGAGCGCGGCCAGCGCCGTATCGGTAGGCTTAAGCGGCGCGCCGCCGATACCCTCAGCGACAAGTCGCACGGCACGCTGGGCGACCGGGTTTTCGAGATAGGCACGGCGGACGGCCTGCGTATATTCGAAGGGGATACGTCCGTCGCCGCTCTGGCTGAAGAACCACGGCGATGCCGATCCGCGCGCGAGCACAGGTCGGTCACTTGCGCCTTTGAAAGCGGCGACGAGCGATTCGAGGAAGGACACGGGAGAGGGTTCCTTTCGAAGAGGGAAATCACGGAAGGGAAGTCCTGGGGCCATTGCCCCAGACCCCGGAACTGTCGTCGTCGTGCGCGTAGCGGCCTCAGCCCAGATGGCGCCGCAGGCTATGTCTCCCGGCTCACGGTGGGCGCGGGACGAGGCGGCGCGCGGAACCTCGACGGTAATGGGGGTGCAGGGGGGCTATGCTCCCCTGCGTTTTTCTTCAGGTAATTCGCACTTTCGGCTGCCCGCTTTTCCCGAGCATCAGTTCGCTCAAGGCCCAGACGAGCGCGTCTGCCCGGTCAGGAGAGCGCCCCGGTCCCTGATAGTCGCCGCCTGCCAGCAGCCCGCACATCTGGTCTTCCAGTGCAGCGAAAGTCCCGGCGTGGCGCACCCGGCCCGCTTCGTACAAGGCCGCGACCGGTTCCGCCCTTGCCGTCTTGCCCCGGCTGGCGTGCACCAGCTTGAGCGGCAGCGATACTTGCGCCGCGCGCAGCACCGAGGCGACCATCGCGCCGCCCTGGTTCGCTTCGGCGACGACGCGGTCGGCGTTCCAGGCTTCGGCGGTGGCGGCCACGGTGCGTGCCCAGCGTTCCGGCCCGGCTTTCTCGACCGAGGCATCGGCGAGGACGTGCGCGGTGCCGTTCGCCGCAAGCCCGGCGACGACGATGCCGCAGGCGTCTCCCCCGGCCGAAGCGGGGGGATCGACGGCCACGATCACACGCACCATCTCGGGCGCGGCGTCGACGCGGCAGGTTTCCAGCAAGGCGCGCGACCACAGCGCGCCTTCGACGTCGGCGATGAGTTCGCCGTCCAGTTCCTGCCTTCCGAGCAGGGTGCCGCCGTACGTCCCGCGCATCGCGTCGAGGAATTGCGCGGGCAGGTTGGCGGCATTGTCGAACGTGCTGCCCTGCGTCACCGTGACGCGCTCGGCCGCGATCAGCCGTGTCACAAGCGGCACGCTGCGCGGGGTGGTGGTGGCGACCACGCGGCAGTCGGTGCCCAGGCGCAGGCCCATCATCAGGTTGTCCCATGCGTTCGTCGCGCGGGCGGAGGCGTTGTCCCATTTGGCGATCTCGTCGCACCACGCATGGCTGTGCTGGGGGCCGCGCAGCGATTCGGGCTCGGCGGCGGAATAGAGCGTGGCCTGCGCGCCGTTCGGCCATGTGAGGCGGCGCAGCGAGGGTTCGAATACCGGGCGGCGCCACGGTGCACCGACGTTGAGCAGCCCGCTCTCGCCCTCGACCATGACGGCGCGCGCTTCGGCGAGGTTGGCCGCGACAAGGGCTATGCGCGCGGACGGTTCGCCCTCGGCAACCGCGCTGGCCCATTCGGCGCCGCAGCGGGTCTTGCCGAAGCCGCGCCCGGCCATGACCAGCCATATGCGCCAGTCGCCTGCGGGAGGTCGCTGCTGCGGGCGCGCCCAGAGATTCCAGTGCCACGTCCATTCGCGGCGATGCTCCGGATCGAGCGCGGCGATATGCTCCTCGATCTCGGCTTCGGTCGCCTCGCGCAGCCAGTCGTAATCAGCCATTCGCGGCGTCCTTCGTCTCCGCGCTGCGGCGGGCGACGACCTGGCGGCGCAGCTGTTCCAGCTTGGCGTCGATGGCGGCGCGCACGACCGCGACGTCTTCGTTTTCACGCATTGCCCTTTCGCGCGCCACGTTCTCGCGGTGGAGGCCGAGCAGGCGCAGGGCATTGGCGTTGTCGAACTTGACCGCGCCATCCTTGGCCTCGCCGAAGCGCAGGCGGTAGAGCACTTCGAGTTCGAGGTTCTGGTAGCCTTCGAGCAGCGCGGTCTGCCACTTGCGGGCGAACTCCGGGTCCAGCCGGCGCACCTTGTAGGCACGGCTGGGGTGAGCACCGGCGATGGCGGCCGCGGCGGTGACGTTCGAGGTTTCGGCCAGCGCGGCAAGGAAATACTTGCGCCAGTGCTTGTTGAGGTCGCCCTCTTCCTCTTCCATTAATGCGGCGCTGATCTTGGTTCGCGGACGGCGCGTCTTCGCGCCGGGCGAAGCCTGCTTCGGCTCGACCAT